CAAGCAACCCAGCTCTCAGCGCTCTTGACAAGCTTTACATCGTCAGAGCTGGGGAGCTCTGGCTCGTAAAGACCTACCGGCGCATCAGGATCATAAGGCGCAACAATATTGCCGTCAGGATCTCTAGTTAAATTGTCATCCGCCATTGACCCCACTTTATTGGCACTTAACCAGTTAATGAGATCCTGCTTAGATGTAGGCACGTCAACCTCGGTCCAGTCGCGAGGAGCGCCCCGTTGGGCGTCCCTCTGTGTTCCAAACCATTGACCATAGCTGCTATTATATAAACGCATATTTTAAATCCTTTAAAAAATTAACTTATAATATAAATATAGTTATTATTTTGTTAACGTCAAGTGAACAGGTTAAAATAATGCATTAAATTGCAAAAAAAGTTTTTAATAAAATCAATGACTTACAATTTTTTTAAAATTTTTTTTAATCTTTTTTCATTTTTTCTTCGTAATGTAAGATACGGTGACAGTTTGCACACAATTTTTGACACTTTTCAGCTTCCTCATATGCGCGTTTCCATTGCTTATGAGAAACGTAATGACTGACTTTTGTGTCGCCTTTTCCCTCTGGGTGATGGAAGTCGATAGCAGCCGGATGCGAAAAGCCACATTTTTCACATTTTAGTGTTGACTTAAATTCCCACCATTTATCTCTGTGTTTTTGAACATTTTTTTTAGTGTTTTCTATAACCTTATCTCTGTTTTTGAGATACCAGTTCATGCCGTAAGACTTGTTATATGACTTACGCCGTTCTTTACTTTTATACGGCATTTTTTTCTCCTGCTCGTTTTGCACTATAACTTACAAAATCTAAAATTGAAAACTTGCGCTAAAAATGAGACAATAGGTTAGCGGTTTTTTTACTTTTACCGCGAGAGCTTTTTCCTCAGCTCCCCCGTGCGTAGCCCTCCCCTCACGCACGGGGTTCCTTTTATATTAAAATGCTGTATTATAGGGCAAACTTATTTGGAGGATTATTATGCCTAAAGTCGGCGGTAAGCATTACTCTTATTCAAAAAAAGGCATGGCAGCGGCAAAGAAAGCTGCTAAGAAAACAGGTAAGAAAATGACCTACAAGAAGAAAGGTAAAAAGTAATGGCTAAAAAGCGCGGCCTATATGCTAATATCCATGCCAAACGTGAACGCATCAAACGCCAGAAAGCTGCCGGCAAAACACCGGAGAAAATGCGTAAGAAGGGTGCAAAGGGTGCACCAAGTAACAAGGCATTTAAACAAGCCGCCAAAACAGCCAAGAAGAAAAAGTAATGCCATCGAAGCGTAAGAAGGGCCCCAGTTTATCAGTTGGCCGTGGAGAAAAACTTTCCGTTAAGCGTGGGGGCGGCTTAACAGCTAAGGGGCGTGCCAAATATAATCGGGCTACGGGTTCGAACCTTAAAGCGCCGGCTCCAAACCCTAAGACTAAAAAAGATAAAGGCAGAAAGAAAAGTTTTTGTGCGCGTAGCCGTGGCTGGACGGGTGAGCGTGGGAAAGCTGCTAGAAGAAGGTGGAAGTGTTAAATGGCTAAAAGAAAACTTTTAGATCTTGTAACATTATTTGGCAGGGGTATTCTCGATGACTTATCGGGTCCTGCAAAAAATAAAGTTATATCAGAAATAGATAGATCTATTAGTCCTGCCGATAAATTACCTAAGTCTTTTTCTAATATGAGTTTAACTGGGTTACGTCCAAGCCAACAGCCAGTAAAAGAAATGTTAGATCCATTAGAATATAGCAAAACTAAACTTACTAGACCTATAGAAGCATATGAAGGAACTATAACTCCCACAAATAAACCTTTAAAACCTAAAAAAACAATAACACTAGAAGATTTAGAAGGCGGTTATTTATTGCCGCTATATGGCGACAGAAGTTCTGGAGGAGGACTTTTGACACAAGTTGGAAATATTCCTTTACAAAGATCTTACAACTTAGACGGCGGTATAGATTTTATGAGGGGCCAAGCAAATCAAGCAGATGATGTTATTTGGGCGTCTGGGGCAGGAGTTATGAAACCTCTTGCGTCTAAAGCTGAAGAAATTTTAGAAAAAACAGGTAAACCTGTTTATGGAACAACTATATCAATGCTTCCAAATGCTTTAGATTTTGCAAAATTTACTCCTAGAGTTGCCGCAGATTTAATTCAACAATCTATGACAAAAAAAGCTGCTAAAGTTTTTGATGCAGAATTAAAAACTAGAAAAGGTATGTCTGATTGGGTTGGCATACACTCAGATAAACTTGATGATTGGCTTAAAAATGCGACGCCCGATCAAAATAAAACATTTTTAAGATTCGCTGATAGTGATGAAGCTAGAAAAAAATACGGAGCGGTTCCAGATGCTGTAGGCGCAGCCAGATACGCTGTTACTGATCCTAGCCAATATAGTTTACCTTCTGGACGTGCAGGGGCTTCTGTAGGTAGATTTACAAAAGGTATTTTAGATAATCCAACTGTTCCTCATAGTTCTTATTCAACGCAAGCTAAGGGTGTTTATGAAGGTGGATTAGAAGTTCCTATAAAACATGACGAATTATTTAGAGATGCTTTTAATAAATATTACAGCCCAAATTACGTAAATTTAGCTGGTCAAAAAGGCGGTTTAAGTGGTGCAAATGCAACCTACGCTCATAAAACTCAAAATGTTCCACAATTAGTTGATGCAGAACTTGTTGATAATTACATGAAAAGATTAGAACAAATAAAAAGTTTAGGGCTGTTAGATTAAATGTTTCCTAGTAGAAAAAAATCAGCAATAAACATTGGGCTATCATCATCCTTAATTCTTAAAGATGCTTTTACAGCTTCATCAAAACTTTCAGCTTCTTCTATTGAGCACTTCGTTCTTTTCATATATTCTTCCACAATTTCTTCACGGGCTTCTTGGATGTCCATTTTTCTCTCTCCTTTTAACAAGGTGTTAACATATAAATTTAGTAAGGTAAAGTATAATGGCTAGACTACCTGTACAGCGTCCACCTTATTCTCAGTCTATACTAGATGAAGTGTCAGAAATTTCTCGCAGAGCTGGCGGCTTTGGCCCAGAAATAAGACCTAGAGATACGACTTTCTCTGAAGACATGACTGACTTACTCACGCCTTATATTGGAAAAGATACATCAAGAAGTTTATTCGGCGGCAGACGTGTCGGAGGCGATATATTATCCAGATTTGCTGACGGCGCCGGATTAGCTAACATTATGCCTGTAAGCGCTGGCATAATGTCAGGTGGTCAGGCTGTGAAAGATTTTAGAGCCGGCAACTATAGCGACGCCGCATTAAATACAGGCTTCGCCGGTTTAGATCTTGGGCTCAGTGGTTTTGGTTTGAAACAAGCTTTAAAAACGTCAGCAAGACCTACTAAACCAGTAAAATCTGAAAATAAAATACCTAACTACGAGGATGCAGCTCACTTTATGAGAGTAAACGAAATGATGGGTAATATGCTCAGGCCGCCATCAGCGGCAAACCCAAAATATATAGCAAGTCGATTTGATCGTTTAGGTGTTCACGTAGGATCTCCACCTCAGGCAGCCGATAGATTTAAATTTAGCGTTGGCGATAAACCAGATATTAACCAAGCTGGTTTAAAAGGTCAGACATTTCCTTTAAAAATTAGAACAGATAAGCCATTTGAAATTAAAGATTTTGAAGAGTTTGGAATTAAACCAGATTTAAGGTTTGATATGACAGAGGTTATAGACGGTAAAACGGTTTTGACTGAGGATGGCGTTAGAGAAGTTATGAATACTTACGCTGATGCAAAGAATGTGGATTTAGATAAAGGTGTAGATCTTTTTAGAAAAGAACTTACAGATAAAGGTTATACGAATATTCCTTATGTTAATCTTATAGAGGGTATGGATAGAAGTGCCGGTGGCGTTATGGAAACTTATAGAGCTGGCCTTGATACTCCGTTCACTAAAGAAAACATAAGTAACATCATGTTAGTTGACAGAACTGCTAACGATCCGGCGGTAATAAAAAGTCGGTTTGCAAAATTAAAAGACGTATATGACCCAAATATAATGGCTGGCATTGCCGGCATGGGTTTGTTATCCCAGTTGGAAGGTGAGTAGCATGGAAAACGAAATAAACGAATTAGCGCAAAGCCTCGAAGCTGAATTAAATCCTGAGGTAATGGACGACGACGAGCTTCAAGGTATTCTTGGTAAAGAAATCGACGACGCAATCGATTACTCAGATAACTGGGTATCTCCAATTAGAGCGTCGGCCACTGAGTATTATCAGGGTAAACCTTTTGGTAACGAGGAAGACGGGCGCAGCCAAGTTGTAAGTATGGATGTGAGGGATACCGTTCAGGGTATACTCCCATCTCTGATGCGTATTTTTAATTCTACTGAGAGGACAGTGGAGTACGCCCCTCAGGGCCCAGAAGACGTGGAGGCCGCAAAGCAGGCGACAGAGTACGCAAATTTTATTATTAACAGAGACAATAATGGCTTTGTGGAGCTCCACGCAGCTTTCAAAGATGCGTTAATACGTAAAGTCGGTGTTCTAAAATGCTATTGGGACGACAGGACAAAATACGAGACACATGATTTAAGTGGCTTAGATGATAACGCGCTAAACGCTCTTATGTCTGACCCAGCCGCTGATGTAGAAATAGTTGCATCTGAGCCTATGGGCGATCCTATAATGGATCAGAATACAGGAGAAATATTACCATCTCCAATGATGCACGCTGTTAGAGTTACTTACACGCACCCAGACGGACGTGTAAAATTAGAAGCTGTGCCATGTGAAGAGTTTCTCATTTCTCGTGAGGCAAAGTCTATTGAGCAAAGTGACTATGTGGCACACCGGCGTATCGTCACAGTTTCTGAGCTTGTGTCTATGGGTTATGACTTCGACGAGGTTTCATCATTAGCGTCAGCTCACGACGACATGAATACAAACGTCGAGAGAACCACACGTAACCCAGCCTTAGCTAATGAAATGAATGAGCGTGACGACGACGCAATGAAAAAAGTTCTATATGTCGAAAATTACATAAAAGTCGATTACGACATGGACGGCATTGCAGAGCTTAGAAAGATATGCACAGCCGGCGACGGCAATAAAATTTTAGCTAACGAACCTTGCGGCATGGCCCCGTTTGCGTCGTTTTGCCCAGATCCAGAAGCCCACGACTTTTACGGTATGTCAATTGCCGACGCCGTAGCCGACGTCCAGCGCATTAAATCTAACATCATGCGTAACACGTTAGATAGCTTAGCTATGTCTATTCATCCACGGGTTGCCGTGACTGAAGGCATGGTAAATTTAGATGACGTCTTATCAACTGAGGTGGGCGCCATAATCAGGCAGAGAAGCGCCGGTCAGGTTCAGCCACTTTCTATGCCGTTTGTCGGCCAGCAAGCATTTCCAGTTTTACAATATATGGATGAAGTCAAAGAAGCTCGTACAGGCATATCTAAGGCATCTGCCGGATTAGATGCGTCAGCTCTACAGTCTTCTACGGCGGCAGCGGTAAATGCTACCGTTACGGCGGCGCAGCAACACATAGAAATGATTGCTAGAATTTTTGCTGAGACAGGCATGAAGCGCCTGTACGAAATTGTTTTATACTTAATAACCACGCACCAAGACGCTCCTAGGATGGTTCGCCTTACAAATGAATTTGTGCCAATCGATCCTCGCGTATGGAACTCTAAAATGGACGTATCTATAAACGTGGCGCTTGGGCGTGGTTCAGATAGTGAGCGCATGATGATGTTGCGTCAAATTGGAGAAATGCAGAAAGAGGCAATGCAAACTATGGGCGCCGTCAACCCACTAACTGACATTAATAAACTAGCTAATACATTGAAGTCTATGACTGAGTTAGCTGGTTTTAAAGATACGTCACAGTTCTGGAGTGACCCAGCCCAGTTTCAGCCACCGCCACAAGAGGATAAGCCAGATATTAATGAGCAACTTC